CCCGTCGTTATCCTTAAGCCGCATCTGCTCGAAGCAGTTCACCAGCTCGACGTTCTCGCCAGTCTTGATGTTGCGGCCCTTGGCCAGGATGACGTCGACGATGCCCCGGCGCTTCGAGTTCTTGTCGTAGTAGTCATCGCGGTGCAGGAACAGAATGACGTCGGCCTTCTGCTCGATCTCGCCTGATTCGCGCAGGTCCGACATCACGGGGCGCGGATCCTTGCGCTGGCCCGCCAAGCGGTTCAGCTGCGCCATGAGGATCACCGGGCAATTCAACTCCTTGGCCAGGGTCTTCGCGCCCTGCACGATCCGGCCGTATTCCCGGCGCAGTTCCCGCTTCTCGTCCACGCCCATGTCGTGGATGTGATCGACGACGATCAGTCGGATCGGCTTCTGCCGGTGTGCGCGCCGGGCGCGGGCCATCAACTGGTCAATCGTGATGCTCGGTGTGTCGTCCACCAACAAGGTCGAACCGATGAGCTGGCCGGCCGCGTTGGAGAGGCTGCTCCAGTGGGTCTCGGCGTCGTCATCGTAGGGCGTCGGGTTATCTACCCAGTCATGGGGGATCATCCCGGTCGCGGCCACCGCGCGGGCCATGCACTCGTCCGTGCTCATCTCGACCGAGAAGACCGCAACGTGCTCGCCGCGCAGGGCGTTGAACACCGCGGCCTGGAGGCCGAACACCGTCTTGCCCATGTTGGGACGAGCGCCCACGACGTACAGCACGCCGTCGCGCAGGCCCTTCGTCACCCGGTTCATATCGCGCCACGGCCAAGGCATACCCAACAACGGGCGCGCATCTTTACCCGCCTTCTCGGCCTCGTCGTAGCGTTCCTGCATCTGGTCGAATAGCCGACTCATGGACGGCTTGATCGGCATGAGCCCACCACGCAGGCGGCTTACCTGCAGGGCCGCCAGCTGGTGCGAGGCTTCAGCCACCACCGCATCGGACGCAGCACCAGGGTGCAGCGCCGCCGCTCTCAGTCGCTCGGCGATATCAGCCGCTTGGCGCAAGCGCGAACGCTCGACCACGATTTCGGCATGGGCCACGACGTTCGCGGCGCTGGGCGTGTTGTTCGCAAGCTCGACTAGGTACGACGGGTATTCGAGGGCGTCCATCAAGCCGTTGGCTTCAAACCAGTCCGTCATCGTGACGGGATCGCATGGGCTCTCACGTTCGGCCAGGCCACCGATGGCCCGGTACATCATCCGGTGGTCGTGGCGGTAGAAGTCGCCTTCGGTCAACCAGTCGGAAACCTGCGCCAGCATGTGCGGCGCCAGCATCAGGCTACCCAGCACGGCCTGTTCTGCGTCCAGGGAGAACGGGACACGGTCACCGAACGCGTGCATTTCGGGATAGTCGGCAGCGGCGTTCACGCGGCGTCCTTGTGCTGGCGCTGCGCCTGGATACCCACGGTGGTCAGTCGGCAGGTGCCCTCGCCGTCGAAGTACCACAGCTTCAGGTAGCCCTTCTGGACGTAGTTGCGGAACGTCTGGCGCCAGTCCTTCTGGCATTTCTTCGACGCCGTAGCTGCGTCACGGAATACCGCCCAGGCCAAGGCGAGGAAGTCGTCAGGAATACCCGCGTTTTCGGCGTAGGCGAATATCGGATCGCCATCCGGGACGGCATCCTCCTGCACCTGGTCGAGGTCAGCGAGCCACTGCGTGATCGTGATCTTCGATCGACGACGCCCAGCCGGAGGGAGCGCGCCTCGCGCGCTTTGCTCTTGATCTTCTTCTCTTCTCTTCTCTTCTCTAGGTAACGCACCGGTAACGGTAGGAGCGTTACCTGTACCGTTACCCTTTGCGTTAGCCTTGTGTGCTGCGACGCGTTTTGCCGTCTGAGAGCGCGCTTTTGCCGTGGTTCCGTTGTGTCGATCGAACTTCGGCAAGCGCACGCCCGAGGCGTCGCTCTCAAGCCAGCCCACCGCGATCATCTTTTCGCAGAATCCGGTAACGCCCACCTGCGCATCGAGTAACGCCAAGGTAACGCCAGCAGCGTTACCGTCAATCGTGTGCTTGTCGAACCATCGCCACAGGCGAAAGAGCTTGCCCACGGTTACATCGGGATCGGTCCAGCCGAGCGCCGCGGTAAGCGCCAGCACCTCGGGTTTCTCCGGTGTGTCGCACTCCATCTTCATCCACTCGCCAGCCATCAGTGCACCCCCTCTGGCGCGTGCAGGTATTCGGTGTGTTCGCGGTATTGCATCGTCTTCGTTCTCAGGCGCTCAGGAATCGCGTTCCGCCAGCCTGCTGAGTCAGGGTGTCCGCTGGTGATCAAGCCAGCGTTAGGCGGGGCGAGTTGATGGTTCGAGGCCGTTAGCCAGCCTCGTGAAGTTTGTGAATGGCGCAGGCAAGGCTGTGCAGGTGCTTCTGGGTGACCCAGGTCTTCAGCGCCAGCTGCCGGAACCAGAAGGCGACGCCCTTGGCGTCCTGCACGCCGCTCACGGGGACGTCGTACATCTCCCGCTTGGACCCGTCTTGCTGTACGTCGTAGATCACCAGGTGCGCGGCGTCTCGCTCGACCACAGGGATCGGGTACGTGGGCGGCGTGCGCATGATCTCGGAGATGTGGCGGAGTCCTTCCCGTTGGTCGCTGTCGGCGAGGCGTGCATTCATGGCCGATCCTCAGTAGGTGCCCGTGCGCTTCGGCACGTGAGTTGCGAAGTCGCGGGCGGTCTGCTCCAGTTCGGCGTTGGCCTGGCAGGCAGCGCGGCGGGCTTTGACGATGGCGACCAGTTCCTCAGTGTCGATATCGCCATCGGCGATCGCGTGAATGAAGGACATGGTCAGTTCGGCGTTGCGCTGCTGGTTCTGCATCAGCTGCTCCGCCAGGGACAGATCGCTCGCGCCAGCCCGGTGCCCTTCGCGCACAAGCTGGAACCCTTCCTCGGCGGCGAAGCAGCGCAGGAGCGCGTAAGGGTCAGGAACGTTTGCCGCGGCGGCGTGCTGGCAAATCTCCTGCGCTTCGAGCAACGACAGGTGATGCGTGTCGTTCGTCCGGCTGAGCTTGTTCCGGAGGACGTTAGGGCTAACCCCCATAGCCGCAGCCATGCCGGCGTAGCTTCCCGGGAATGCGAGGACGGTGCGCTTTGCGACGTCGAGGATGTTCACTTGAGGCTCCGGGCGAACGTGTTTTGTTGCAGTGCGGTCGATACCTTTGCGTCATCGACTAAGGGGAAGCTCATGGATTCGAACGTCATCTCACTGCTCCGGGCTCGGCGGCTTCGCCGCAGTCGGTGCCGATGGCAATGGCACCCGATAGCCGGTCACGCGGCCAACGTCGTCCCGTTCCCACAGAAGATCGGTTCGCAACTCCTCGCACGGGACGCGGGTAATGCTTTCGACGATCGGACAAGTGGATGCCGGCATTTCACGCAGCCCGCTTGCCCAATGCCGAACGGCCGCCGGGGTCACCCCTGTGGCAAGTGCGACGATTTCCACGGCTGCACCGCGTGCGCCTTGGCGATGTGAAGTAATCCAAGATCGGAGTGTCATGGACACGGACGATACTATTTGTATCCTTTAGCTACAAGGGGTATCCGTGACGGATTCCGCTACAACCCGTATCATTTCGACCATGGATATGACCTGGACTTCCCGCGCCCGAGTTCGCATGGCGGAACTCGGCTTAAATCAGAACGACCTGATTGAGGCGCTGGGTGTGCAGACCAGAGGCGCGGTGGGTCACTACATGACCGGTCGGCGTGATCCCTCAATGAGTCAGATGATCTCACTGGCCCGCGTACTTCGCATGAGCTTGGACGACTTGGTCTACGGTGCTAACCGTCCATTCGTCGCCTCAAAATCACTGGAAGCGGTGCCGGATGACATCGGCAAGTCAGGTCATCGGATACCGATCCGGGGCATGACTACCGTTTCTGCTGATGGATCGGAAGCCATCACTGACGACTTTGACGAGCCATCTGGCTGGTTCGACTTCATGACCTCCGATCCCCAGGCTTTCGCGCTGGAGATCCGTGGCGGCTCCGTCCGGTCCGCGCTTCGCCCGGGATGGTTCCTCGTCATCGAGCCCAGCGCCCCTGTTGTGGATGGAGATACCGTCCTAATCATCCTGGGCGACGGGCGAGATTCGATTCAAGAGCTACTGTGGCAGCGAGATGACGGCTTGGTCGTCGCCTCCTT